AGCCATTGGTCTTCATCCACATGACTTTTTTGCGGTCTACTTCGCGTGTGCGGACAGGTTTGCCGTACATGGCGCGCAGTTGCTTATCCATGTCGGTGTTTTTGAACGCAGATACGTTATCGGGGTACAAATTCAGCGTTTCACGCTTGCGTTTGTAGTAAAAATACTCCGCAATGCGGACAGTGTCTTCGTCAAGCCATGCGGACAGGCTTTCATCGCCAACGGCGGTGGACATGATCGACGAAATGGGTGACGCGTCTGGAAATTCGCGCTCATACTCGTCTTTAGTCATGTCTTGCGTGACAAAGCACCATTCAGCGTCAGAACCGCATGGGTCTTGGATTGTTGGGTCCATGTAAACGCTAAACGAGTTGCGGACGCGCATAATGCGAACGTCTTGGTCAAAAGTTTCTTCGTTACAATACTCTGTAATTAGACGAATGTAACCTTCACCATACGTTACTTGGTTGTCGCAGGCTGTGTCGTAAGCAACGTCAGCGTCGGACATATATTCAATGTGGCGCACAACGCCATCAAAGATCGCTGCCACTTCAACGTCAGCATTGTCATCGACAGGGATGACCTTACCGGCTGGGCGGTTCTGACGCTGCTCGTTCGTCACCTGACGGACGTGCTGCGGCAGTTTGTTAATTGTCAAACACGGACGTGCGTTGATCGTCTGGCCCTGCACCGCGCCGCGGGTCGCCAACACGTCAGCAGGCCACTGCCACTGGTTGTCAGGGCTGCCGGCCATAAACCGCAAATCGTCTAGTTCATCTTCACGGCTGTCCGACAGTGCCGCCATACCCATCTGCATACGATGGCGCATGGTTGCCATTGTATCTGGATCGCCACGCGTGTTCGCTGGATCGCTACCGATGTCAGCTACGTCGCCTACTTTGTTAATACCTGTCGGATCAGCCATTGTGGTTACTTTTTACCTTTTTTAGCGGATTCACGCTTCACGCTGTACGCGATTGCGACCGCCTGTTTGACAGGTTTTCCGGCGTTTACCTCTGCCTTGATGTTCTTGCGGAACGCGGCTTTGCTGGGCGACTTGACCAGAGGCACTTTAGCGTTTCTTTGCCGTTGGCGTTGGCTTCATGTTCGTAGTGGTACGAATAACCAAATTTTGCCGCACAGCAGGTTTGTTGGGGTTAGCAGGTAGTCTAATTGGTTTAATTGGAGGCGCACCTTTGGTAGTACGCAACACTGCTTGTGTGCGCCCGCCGCTTGGGCTTGTCGTACCTTCGCGCTTCATGATCTTTTCAGCGGCTGCTTTGCGGAGGGCAGCAACGCCGGGGCCTATGCCAAGGTCTGCATCTGTTGCGCGGCGACCAGAACTGTCGGTTGGACGTGACGAAATGTTCTCACGCATCATCGGTTTTTTAGCTGGCATTTACTTACCCTTCTTAGCTGGTTTGGCTGTCTTGGCGCTTTCTTTGAAAGCCTTAGCGGTGGGGGCACCCTTAGCGCCTACTTTACGCATTTTCTCGCCTGATCCAGCGGCGATGCGGGCTTTTTTAGCATGGATGTTGGCATATAGACCGGGTTTCATGGGCATTTCCACCTTTTCAAACTAGCTTTGGCACGTTCGCCATTCTTAGCTTTAGCTGCTACTGCACCCATGCGGGCGCAGAATGATGCTTTGCGTCCTGCGTCAGCCTTTGTCTTCGGGCTGGGCGCAGGCGCCTTTAAGTTACTACCTGTTGCAGCGTTGTACTTGGCTCTGCCAGCAGCGGTCAGTCCCGCACCCTTAGATACAGGCAGCTTTTCACCCCGGCCTACGGACAACGACACAGATTTTTTCTTGCCTGCCATTAACTGCCCATCCAGCTTGTAGAAACTCCAGCGGAAGAATACCTGCTTGGAGAGCGTCTGTCAACGCGTCCTTGTCGAAAATCCTGTGACGCTACAGGAAAAGCAAACGTGACCGCTATGGCGTCCGCTGCGTCAGGCGACGCCAGCCCGCGTGACTTCATATCTTTCTTGCTTTCAAGGAACAGTGTCCCCTTGCTGTCTGGCTTGGTGCGCGGGCTGATGAGGTCGGTTTTTAAAAACCTGTCGTTGGGCACATGGCCTGTGCGTAGCCAATCTCGCATGGCGCCCCACATCTCTGCGCGCTTGTTGCCCCACATGATCTGGTTCTTGGCCTTATTACCAAAGTTTACGCCGCGTATCTTGTACCGCTGTTCCTTCAGCCTGTCCACGACGCCTGCGCCTAGCCCGCCTTCGTCGATGCAGACCAGTGCAGGCTTGAACTGCTCTATGGCGTCGATGACGTAGCCGGCCACTTCCATCGTGTCAGCGCCGCGGTGTCTCCGCAACTCTAGGATGTCCCGGCCCTGCCGTATAGCGATGACGGTGGCGTCGGCACCAAAGCGTGCCGGGTCTACGCCTATGACGATGGGCGCGCTGTCATCTTTGACAGGTGGCCGTTTCATGGCATCATCAACCAGATTGCTGCCGATGAACTGATCGTCACCTTCTGACGGAAAGTTACCGTAGACTTCGACACTGGCTTGGTAGCTGTCTGGCCCATATTCGTCGATGATGCGCTGGTACAGGTGTTTGTCTGTACCCTCGACATCACGGGCGTCGATTACCCGCGTTGACCAGAACGCCCGCTTGCTGTGGAAGGTTTCGTAGAAATAGCCTGTGTTGCGCCGCGGGTTGGAGAACGCCAAATGGAACCGATGTGGTGTATTCTCTGTAAAGAAACCATCACTCACCGACCAGATGCTGTCGGGTATACCGCTGGCTTCGTCAAAGATCAGCATCACACCGTCGAAGTTGTGGACACCAGCGTATGCGTCAGGGTTTTCTTCCGACCACAGCCGGCCTTCGACGGACCAGTAGCGCGTGCCTTTCTTCAGGTCACGCTCGACCAGTTCCGTCAGCCACTTGGCTGGCATGATCCGTGTGGCCGCTATCTCGAACCAGTGACTGTTGAGTGACATCGCCAGCCACTTAGTAATTTCTGCCCATGTGACTGAGCGCAACTGCGCTTCGGAGTTTGCCGACACGATGGTGGTCGAGCCTATGCGTGATGACAGCATCCATATCGTCAGCCAACTGACTAGGGCAGACTTACCGATACCGCGTCCTGACGCAATCGCCATCCGCGCTGTGGCGAAGTCTATCTTGCCGTTGTTCTCTTTGATGTGGTCACGCAAGTCGGCAAGTATCTGCCGCTGCCATTTACGCGGGCCGGGGAAATGTTCCAGCGGTGTGCCTGCTTGGCCCCACGGGAATGTGTACAGCACAAATGCTAGTGGGTCATCCTTTAGAGATGGACTCCACAACCTTGCCATCAATTCCATTTCTTCCGATGCGCTGTATATCGGTGTTTGCATTGGAGTTATCCTCTAGCTGGGGTATCTCTAGATACGTCCCTTCGATGACGCGCTGCTGTGCTTTTTCCAGCGCGCCTGTAATGCTTATCTGTTGGTCGATGTTCACGTCGATCTGCTGCTTGGCTACCCAGCCGTGCTGATGCTTTAGTATCTCCAGCGCAGCCTTAGCGTTGCCATCGCGTGCCGCTTCGTACATGGTCTTGCCGGCGGTGTACTCGCCGTCAGTGCGTCCCTTGATCTCAGCCATCTCGACCAGCGGGTCAGACTCCGCCAGTACACGAAATTGCCGCGGGGTCATGCCAGCCGCCATAGCGAGGCTGTCACCCTTTAGTCCGTAGCGGGCAGCTTCATAGATAGACTCTAGCCGCGACTCGGTGGCCTGCGTCCGTTCTGGTGTAAATGGCAGTGAGTAAAATGTCATTAGTCGCACAATAATCTACTGGGAACAAATACGCAACAGGCTTTGGTGCAGGGGTGCGATAAGATTTTTACAAATAAAAAAAAATTGTTTGCGACCCTTGACCGTGTCAGCCACGCGGCGCTCGGCCCTGCCACCCCCCACCCCCTGCTCGATGCGTTCTGGCTTTGTTCTATGTGCTGGATTTTGGGTTGGCCTTTCCCTTATTGCGAGCCGTTAGCATTAAGAAAAACATATTGGCTGGCTGGCTAGCTTATTGCGAACGGTTATTAGTTAGGCGATCTAGGCTATTAGATAACAAGTCGCCGACGAACCGAGTGCTAGCTTTACGTTAACGTCAAGTCTAGGCGATCTAGGCTATCTAGGCTATGCGTTTTCAAGTCGCCGTGAAGTGCGGGAAACCTATATGGTTATATTGTATATAATTTTATTGTTTTTAACAGTGACTACATATCCAATAGCCTAGATCGCCTAGATAGGCTTGTAACGCGCGCAAACGAGCCGTTTAAAAATAGTCATTTGGCGATCGCGCATAGCCTAACTTTTGACTATTTTATTTTTCTTTGCATTTTACGCTTGCAAGTGCCCTCTTATTCTGCGACGGACGTATTGCAACACAATATGGAGCAAATATCATGTTAACAGAATTAGCCAAAGCCCACCTTACCGTATATCGCGCCGCGGCGTCCGATGAAATGCGCGCCAGGATTCGCGCCATTGCCATTGAATGCCTTTTGCGCGCGTATGACGATAGCGCAAATTTGCATCATTATCTGGATATGGAAAAATTCATTTTTAACGAATTAGACGTTTAATTAATCAATCAACATAGGAGTGAGACAATATGTTAATGCAAACTAAATCCGAATTGGCGCTGGCATATGATATATCCGCGCTATCGCTGGATATCCAATTGCAGATATTAGGCAACGATCACAACCGCTCGTTATTTAGCCGCTTCCCCGATAAATTGCTTGGCATTGATACAAACGCCAAAACGATCAAGGGCGAAAAATACGGTATAAAAACGGCTATACTATATCTAATGCCTGCAATGGGAAGCGGCGTGCAAATGTGTGCTATGGCGTCAACCGCCGGTTGTGAAGGGCCTTGCCTATTCAAAGCCGGGCGCGGCGCTATGTCTAACGTAATGTTATCGCGCCTACGCAAAACGCTATACTTCAATCAATACCGCGATCAATTCATGCTGCAATTGCAAAACGAGCTTATCCGCGAGCGGGCTAAGGCAAAACGCCGCGGTTATAAGCTTATCGTACGTCTAAACGGTACTAGCGACGTACGATGGGAAAATGTCGGCATTGGCTATGCATATGCAAATATCATGCAAGCTTTACCAGATATCCAGTTTTACGATTATACAAAGCTTGCCAACCGTAAACATATACCGGCTAATTACGATCTAACATTTAGCTATAGCGGCGTTGAAGCTTATCAACCGTTTGTCGCTAAGGCCGTCGCTAATGGCGAGCGGATAGCCGTCGTTTTTCGCAACCGCGCTATCGTTGAAGCAATGCTAGCCAATGGCGATACGTTTTTAGGCCTGCCCGTCGTTGACGGTGACGATACGGATATCCGCCATTTGGATCCGCGCGGCGCTATCGTTGCGCTATATGCTAAAGGCCCGGCGCGCCGCGATCAATCCGGCTTTGTTGTCGGCTAAACCTAACCTAACTTGAAAGGATATATCATGATTAACAATTGGACGGCTTGGGCCATATTAACCGACGGGCAGAAAATTGCTTGGCCCAAGCTTAGGCAAGGGCAAGCCAAATGGCGCTTTGATTTTCTTAAACGCGGTATGTTGTACCGCGGCGTTGCGATCAAGAAATGCGGCTATCTGCAAAACGATTAGAAGGGAAAGTATTATGACAATCAACGAAAACGATCAACGCGCGTACCGCGCGCAAGACGCTATCGACCTATACCATGCCCGGCGCGGCTATCAATCAAGCTTAGGGGAAGCCGTTTGCGACCTTATCGCAGACTTGTTGCACCTAGCAGGCCAAAACGACCTAGACGTTGAACGCGTGCATGGCATGGCGATACAACACTATCTAGACGAAAAGCTTTTCAATTAGCGCCATATTAGCCGCGCGATCATTAACCGCGCGCGGCGTTTATGGCGCTAATGCCAGCAACAGTACAGTAAAGGACAATATATTATGAACCGTACACTAAACGTCATTGCCCGCGATATTAGCCGCGACTGGACCAAGCCTTATTTTGGTGCGGTGCCCTATCTTGACGCGATGCACAGCCTGCAAACGATCCGCGATAAGTACTATTATGACGACGCCGAATCGGTCGTACGCTATTTTCTGGCTAATGCCACGACGTGGAAGGGTGACACTGCCCGCGCGATCAAAGCCGAGCTTAAAACGCTATTGAAGGGCGTTTAGGCAATGATCGCGCATTTAGCCCACATAGGCATTACCATAGCGTTTTTAGGCGTCTTAGCGGCGTCTATAGGCGCAATAATCATTACGTTGAAAGGACAATAAACTATGACACATGATAGAAACTATTTGCGTATGTTATCGGACGGCGAATTAGTCCGCACGGCATTAGATCGCAATCATGAGCTAGCGGTAGTGCTAGCCGAACGGCTTAGCGAATTGCTAAACGTTGAAGCGGAATTAGAAACAATGACAAACGAACGGGACGAGCTAGACGCCCGGTGCGACGTATGGAAGCAACAAGCAATAGAAGCAATGGACGAGCTAGACGCCTTACGCGGCGTCAAATGATCGCGGTAATCGCTGGAGCCGCTCTATTCTTATTAACCTTATTACTGGATGATTAATTATGAACCAATATCAAATCGCAATTATCGCGCTGCTATCCTTGCAAGCCGTCACCTTAATCATTCTATGGCGGACGCATTTAGACCGCGAATGGTTCCGCATGGCATGGCTGCGCGAGGGCACTGAATTACTAAACATCAAACGGGAACAAGAAAATGATTAAGCCACAGCAAGCCGCCCCATTGGGACGCAAATATCGCGTATCGTCCGAAAGCGCATGGCCGCTGCGCGGCCTAGACGGAAAGACGTTCGCAGAGCGCCGTAAAGAGCGGGAGCAAGGCAAATGAGCCGCCCGATGTTCTACCCAATGGGCACTATGGAAATAGGCGACACTGCCACCATGCCAGCGACTAACAAAGGTGATGCCAAGCGGACAAGCCGCAACGTGAGCCAATACGGCATCCGTAAAGGCAAAGCCTTCAAGTGCCGCACTGTGGGCGGCGTAACCTTCATAACTAGATGGATGTAAGACAATGACAGACCAAAACGGATATATGAAACTGACACGCATCCCTGCGGTGCGTTCAGCTAAAGACCCCAACACCTTCACCAACCACCTGACCACCGCAAGCGGCGGAATAGGTGATAGGGTAACAGATGAAACCGCCACGCATTACATGATGCACCACTTTTGGATCGAGGAAAAGAAATGACGGACAAAATAAACTACCGCATAGACCCCAAGACGGGGAGGCCGTGGAGAATATACCCTAACCGCGCTGTTGTCTTGAATGATGACGGCTCGACAGTGACAGAGCATTACGACGAAAATGGGCGGCTATACAAAACCACCGCTAAGACAGTCCCTTATCCTGAAGATTGGAAACCAGAATGACCGACATTGAACAAAGGGCGCTGGTGGACGCCATTAAAGAATGCGACGATGGCGCATATTGCGAAACTGTGGCTGAATACGCAGACAAACTCCGCGCCGCACTGGAAGCCCGTGGGCTGGAGATAAGGAGTAAGAACGATGACTGATGAAGAAGCAGAAGCATTTGAGGACTACGACAAGCGCGCAGAAGCCACCTTAGCCTATCGCCTGTTGGAGCATCTTGCCTTTCGGGGTGTGTTGACTGACGATGAGGTGTGCCATCTGCGCTACCCACCCTGCGAATTGATCCTAGACGCAGAAGCAGTGTGGGAAGAATAACTACTTGAAAACAAAAGACAATAAAAATAATTATTTCATAAGTCATTGAAAACAAAGGAAAGAAAGTTATTGACATACCCTCAAACTCTGCTATAATGAGTTATCAAGACGGAAAGCCGACTTGATGGTTCTTTGACATTGATAAAAGGAAAGTGGAGCATGACACACGACTATATAGCTATTGTTTTACTCGGCGGCGGATCAAGCTGGGCGCGACATTCAAACCCAGAGACCGCAATCAAAAAAGTGGTGAACGCCGTTCAAAACGATTGGGGTCAGATTTTCAACATGAGAGGCGCTGACATTTATGTCAACGTCTGGGACGTCACCGGCAACGATGAAGTCCATTGGGATGACGAAGGAATGCACGGGGATAAGCAAGATGAACACCCCATAACCAAAGTCAGCACCCGCTTGGTAGTGTTACCCGGCAAACGTAAGCAAGCAGCATAACCTAATAAAAAGCCCCCGGCGGAGTGAGACGCCGGGGGCTTAAAAAGGTCAGCGGAGCATCACCGACCTTATCAGTATATCATCGCTATATATCAGATGTCAATTCCTACCGATGTTTGGCATAATGCTATTCTTTGGCAAATCTTCTGCCATGCGGCGCAACTCTGACTTGCTGTAATTCTTAACAAGATCAGGCGCGACAAAGATATGTTTTTTGGTAGGCAATTCGGTCGATCCGATTCGGCCCATGTCAATCCAGCCCGCTTCCTTTAACGCATGAAGCAACGCAGCCTGTGGGACTTTAACACCGGCGGGCACGTTAATCGCCAGCGCGTCACAGATACGATGGAACGGCCCACCGATGACACCATCAGAAAAGACGCCCGACCTTGCACGCATCAAGTCTACCAGATAGCTTTCCGCTACGCTCATGCCATGCTCGACCATGTTTAGCTTCCATTCGGTCACTGGCGGCGCAGCAGCAGGGTTGAACGCCGAAACGTCGCGCTGGTGCAGCCAAGCGGCGCACTTCTCATAGCCGCCGTTCTGATACCAGCCCCACAGCGCATTAGCTGCGGCTGGCGTCATGCGCGGCGCGCGCGTCCAGACGCAGAACCAGCGACGATCCTGCGTAGGCAGTGTGATGGGTAGCGGGTCATTCGTATACGCAACCACCATCAAGCGGTTGATCAATTCATAAGGGTGCATCCCTTTACGATTGACGGACAGCGTTTCAGGCGGCGCAGCGATGAGCGGCTTTAGCTTGTTAGCCATAGCGCGACGCTCTCTTGCCTCTGGTTCCTTTAACTCGTTTAGGATGACCACTTCAGCCTCAAGCGCATAACCCCATTGGCTATCCAACCCGCCAGCCTCAATGACTGACCTGTTGCGCCAGTGCTTACCGCCTAGCGCCCAAAGGAACGGCTGAAACATACTGTCCTTGCCCGCGCCTTCATCGCCGCCAATAAGGATTGCATGGTTTATCTTGACTGTTGGGTTCTGTATCTTGAACGCCATAGCGTCAAGGATGTGGTCCAACTCTGCGTCATCCGCTACCAGATTGCGGCAATGCCCAAGCCACGGCTCGACATCATGATCCGCGATTGTGTCGCTAAGGGCTACATCAGGGCGGGCGTTTGTCCACCTGTTGCCGTAGACCAACCCGTCGCGGGTCACCAGAACGTCATCGCCGGCGGCAAACGTCACCGCTGCCAGTGCAGGCGCGCCACGATCTTGGCGGCGCTCGTCAAAATAGATGGATGACTGCACGCGCTGCGTCTTCTTATGGATAGAGCGGCAGTCAACGTGACGGAACAAAGCGTTGAAGACGTTGCGGGCTATTTCTTGGCGCGTCACCATGTCGAAGTAGCAGTCATCAGACTGTATGTAAGCGAAACGCTCAAACCACTCGCTTTGTTCCAGCCGCCCTGCTTCTTTCTTTTCGACCTCACGCACGCGCGCTGCGGCCTCGTCGGGGAACGCTTGCGTTGGCGCTATCTTGTCGTACATGGACGCCATACGTTCAGCGATTAACTCGTCACGCAAGCCCGGCGTTACCTTTGGCCCGCCGTTAGCAGCTACCCAATCAAGGAAGGTGCGGCTGTCTAAGTCTTGGCAGTGTCCATGATAGCAACAGAACGAACGATCCAGCGGCTTGTAGCGCGCTTCGATCATACCATCGCTGTGGTGTTCATGGTTAGGACAGACGATAGCACACCAGCCGTCGGTGTTGGGCGCGCTAAGGACTAGGCTCTTTTCGTTTAGCCATGTCAGGACGTTGTCCAACCCACTGTCGCGCAACTGCACAGCCTTAAACTCTGCGGTGTCGCCTTCTTCGGGTGTAACGCCTAACGCACTACAAATCTGCTCTAAAGTGTATTCGCGGTCTGGGTGGAACTCGACCAGCCGCGCAGGAAAGCCACCACGCCCGCGCTTCATGTTGACGCTGCCGGGGATACGACAGTTGCGGACAGCGTTAGTCGCGCCCGGATCAGTGTAGCCAGCGTCTGCAATAGCTTTGACAGCCGCGCAGAAGTCGCCCTTGTTTGGTTGTTCGCTGAACGCATAGCCCCACTGGAACGAACCTTCGCTTGTTTCCAGTATCCATGTCGGGTCAAGCGGGGGTGTCTTTGACTTAGTGCCGATGTCATCCAGCATCATGAACAACACGAACTCGACGTTGCTCGACTTGGCAGCGGGCTTGCCGTCTACAAAGCGGTCAACGATGAACGATCCTGTGTTGACATACCAAGCCTCGCCTTCTTTCATGCGGGCCTTTTCTGGCAAGAACGCAGGAAAGGTTGCCTTCGGTGCGCCGTCTGCGTGGTATATCAGATTGCCATCGCTGTCATGCGTGGGCTTCTGACGAACAACTAAAGCTGTCTCGCCCACTGTATCAGCGGCTAATCCAGTTATGTAGTCGATGAACTTCTTGCGATCCTCACTCATCGCCTGCTCCTTATTTTCCATAACGATCCATGATAGCCACTTCAGCGTTCAGGGGAAGCCCTGATGCCCAAGGTGGCGGCGTACACATTGTCTGCACCAGCCGCGCTGCGGCAGCCTCTGCATCTTCTTCTGGCACTTCCAAAACGATTTCATCGTGGATGTGCAAGACTACATCGTCCAGTTGACGCAAGGCGTAGCGCAGCAAGTCGTTGGCGACAGCCTGTGTGATGTTTTCACACGCTAGACCGCGCCATAGCCGCGCCCTTGGCCACTCCTTAGCGTCGGCTGCGGGCTTCCAAGAAGCCTTCGCGTAGGTCAGGTCACCTTTCTCATCGAAACGGGCGAAAGGATAACATAACACACGGCCAGACGGAAGGGCATACCAAAGATGCAATCCGTCAAATAAATATG